GACAGCAGCGTGACCCCGCTGACCTTCGCCAAGACCGGCACCACCGGGCTCGCGTCCGACTACAACGTCTGGGATATGGAGTGCGCCCCGAGCAATCAAAGCCGCATTCTCATTACCACCGACGACAACGCGATCCCGCAGAACAACCAGACCGCCGCCAGGCTCTCGACCAATGGCGGGTCGACATGGTCCGTCGTGACCTCGACGGCGCTTCCCGGCCCGGCAACCGAGCGGTTCCGGTGGGGCTTCGGCGGCGATGTCGCCAAGGGACATTCCGGCTTTCTGTTCTGTCCGACGAACGAACTCAAGGTGGCGGGCTGGACGAACCAGACCGTTTCCCTGAGCATCGACGGCGGCGCCTCGTTCCAGGGCGACCGCGTCGCCTTCTTCGACGGGATGCACAACAAGGGCACCGGCACCGGGCCGCTGACCGGAACCACCCCGTGGAAGAAAATCCTGACGGTTTCGCAGGACAGCCTCGCCGCGACATGGAACGACGGAACGGGCTGGGCGCAGCGGAGCGGCCTATCGACCGGCGATGCGGACTTCCAGGCGGACCTCGCGGCGGCCGGTGCGGGGAATAAGCCCTATGTCTCCGGCGCCTGCGGCGTGTATCTGCCAAACAGCAACGTCGTCTGCGCGGCCAACCGCGACACGGCGGGCCAGCCCAACGTCATGGTGGTGCTCACCAACCGCCAGAGCGACGGCACATACCCCCTCGCCAACGCGACCATCCGCAACCTGTCGCAGAAGACAACGCGGGCGGTGCGCTCGGAATGGTCGATCTCCGACCCGGACGGGTATGCCTTCCTTGGGCGCTGGGGCATCGGCAATGTCGGGGCTGCGGCGGGCAGTATCACCTTCGACGACCACGACGGCCACGAGTTCCTCGGGCAGTTCTTCGATGGATCAGTTCCCATCAGCTATTGGGCCGGCGCCGGGGGCAACCCGACCGCGATCTATCGCTCAACCCATGCGAAGGGTCTCAACGGGCAGGCGACGGCCTGGGCGACGATACAGGCGACATGGTGCCGCAATCTCTGCGTCGATCACCACACCCCGGAGCGGGTGCTCTACGTGCGCAACAGCGCGGGGGCGGTGATCCGCGAGATCAAGCGCGTAGGCGGCGCACTGACCGATACCGTGCTCAAGGACGGCTCGGGCGCCGATGTCGACTTCGCGACCTTGATAGCGGATGACCTCGCGCTGCGCATCCCCGGCTCGCCGGTAACGCTGCCCGCCTCGAGCTTCGCCAATGTCTCGTCGCTCGCCGCATCCCCGCACATGCCCGGCTTGTTCTATGCCGTTGTCGGGGTACACGGCATCCCGAACGTGTGGATGAGCGACCCGGCGACCGGCAATTGGAAGAACATCAGCGACAACCTGCCGCGCACGCTCTGGTACATCACGATACACCCGCTGACGGGTGACGTGCTGCTCGACAGTTCCATGGGGCGGCACATCCTGCCGCCGCCGGTCGGCTATCCGAACGTCACCTACAAGGGCGCGCTCTCGAGCCAGCTCAAGGCGTTCTACGACAAGTCCACCGTCCCGAATCCGCCGGTCTGGTGATGGGCGCCGTAGGCAAGACCCGGTACATCACGCAAGCCGGATGGCCTGACGCCCCGCACCTCTCCCAGGAGGTACAGGAAGCCATGCTCGCCGACATCGAGCCGCACCTCCGGGCCGCGCGCTCCATGGGCGAGCCGACGATGGGCTCGGGCGCGATCTACCCGATCGCCTTCGAGGACATCGCCGAGGCGCCGTTCCGCATCCCCGACCACTGGCCGCGGGCCTATGGCATGGACGTCGGCTGGAACCGGACCGCCGTCATCTGGGGCGCGCTCGACCGCTCGACCGACACGATCCACCTCTACAGCGAGTATTACGCCGGCAAGCAGTTGCCCGCGGTCCATGCGGTCGCGATCAAGGCGCGCGGCGCGTGGATCCCGGGCGTCATCGACCCGGCGGCGCGCGGGCGCAGCCAGTACGACGGCGAGCAACTCCTCGCCGGCTACACCTCCGAGAGCGTCGGCCTCAAGCTGACGGTCGCCCATAACGCCGTAGAGACCGGGCTTCAGGAAGTGTGGTCCCGGCTGGTAACTCAGCGGATCAAGGTATTCACGACGCTGATGAATTTCCGCAAGGAGTTCATCCTCTACAAGCGCGACGAGAACGGCAAGGTCGTCAAGGTCGACGATCACCTCATGGACGCCATGCGATACCTGACGGTCTCCGGCGCCCCGATCATGCGCGTGCAACAGTTCCGGCCCCTCGTCTCCCAGACGACCGGCGCGGCCGACCGGATAGCGGGGTACTGAGGGAATGGCGCGCAAGCCCGGGAAGCAGCCGGTCGACGAGGCCGAGGTGATCGACTTCGAGGCCGACATCGAGGCGCCCGAGGGCGAGGAGGTCGAGGGCGAGGAGACCGCCGTCGCCGAGCGCGACCCGAAGCTCGACGAGCAACTCCGCACGGCGATGACCGCGATCGTCGACCGCCTGCAGCGCACCGCCGACAAGCGCGTCGGGCAGCGGTACGAGACCGAACAGCGGTGGATCGAGGATCTCCGCCAGTTCCACGGCAAGTACGACCACGAGACCCTCAAGCGCCTGAACCTCGACGACGCCAAGAGCAAGCTGTTCATCAACAAGACCCGCCAGAAGACGACGGCGATGGCGGCGAAGCTCTACGACATGCTGTTCCCGACCGACGATCGGAATTGGGGCATCCAGCCGTCGCCCGTCCCCGAGCTCGTCATCGAGAGCGAGAAGCGCCAGAACGAGGCCGGCGAGGCGCAGGAGGCGGTGCGCGCCGCCGAGGCGGAGGCCGGCACCGGCACGCCGCAGCCGAACATCGGCATGGCGCCGAAGCTCGTCGCGCTCAAGATGGAGGCCGAGCGCCTGCAGGCCCTCGCCGACGAGATGTCCGCGACCATGGGCGCCGCCCGGCTCAAGTCCGACATGATGCAGGCCGAGATCGAGGACAAGCTCAAGGCGTGCGACTACCAGGCGAAGTGCCGCGACGCGATTGATTGGGCCTGCAAGATCGGCTCGGGCGTGACGAAGGGGCCTGTCACCGGGACGAAGATCCGCCCGCGGTGGCAGCAGGGCGTGGCCGGCGAATGGGGCCTCGGCGCCGTCCCCGACAACGAGCCCGCCTTTATGGCGGTCGACCCGTGGAGCTACTTCCCCGACATGGAGTCGGGCAACTGCGTCGCCGACGGCGAGGGCGATTTCGTCCGTCACCTCAAGAACAAGAAGCAGCTCCGCGCGCTCGCCCGCCTGCCGGGCTTCGACGGAGACGCGATCCGCCGCCTCCTCAAGGACTCGCCCCGGGGCTCGATGCCGAGCTACCTCAACGACCTCCGCGACATCACCGGCGAGAGCACCTCGATCCTCGGCGATCAGTATCAAGTCTGGGAGTATGCCGGCCCCCTCGAGGCCGAGGACATGCGCGACATCGCCCTCGGCATGGGCGACGCCGACATGCTGCAGGAGGCCGACGAGGCCGACCCCCTCGACGAGATCAACGTCGTGATCTGGTTCTGCCAAGGCGAGATCCTGTCTTTCGGCCCCTACCCGATGGACTCGGGCGAGACGCTGTTCTCGGTGTTCTGCATCGAGAAGGACGAGACGAGCCCCTTCGGCTACGGCATCCCCTACATGATCCGCGACCAGCAGAAGGCCATGAACGGCGCCTGGCGGCTGATGATGGACAACGCCCCGCTGGCGGCGCAGCCGATGGTGGTCATCAACCGCACCGTCGTCGAGCCGGCAGACGGGAATTGGACGATCGCCGGCAAGAAGATCTGGTGGATCAACCAGAACCTCGCGCCGAACGAGCGGCCCTTCGACACCTTCGACGTTCCCTCGCGGCAGGACCATCTGCAGGCGATCATCGAGCTCGCCGTGCGCTTCATCGACGACGAGAGCGGCATCAGCCAGATCGCCCAGGGCGAGCAGGGCGCCAACGTCACCAAGACGAGCTCCGGCATGGCGATGCTGCAGAACGCCACCAACGTCGTGCTCCGCCGGGTGGCGCGCAACTTCGACGACGACCTCACCATCCCGAATATCCGGCGCATCTACCACTTCCTGATGCAGCACTCCGAGAAGGAGGCGATCAAGGGCGACTACGAGGTCGACGCCCGCGGCTCCTCGGTGCTCCTCGTCCGCGAGCTGCAGCAGCAGAACCTCATGGTGCTCGCCGCGCAGTTCGGCGCGCACCCGGTCTACGGGCCGATGCTCAAGAACCCCAACGTGCTCCGCGCCATCATCGCCTCCATGATGATCCCGGCCGACGAGATGGTGAAGTCCGACGCCGAGATCAAAGCCGAGATGGCGGAGATCCAGGCGCAGATGGAAGCGCAGACTGCGGCCGGCGGCGCCCCGGCGGCCGACCCGGAGATCGAGGGCGAGAAGCTCGCCGTCATGCGCGAGAAGGTCGACGCCGAGATCCAGATCGCCAACATGAAGACCGACGCGGACCGCTACGTCGCCAAGCTCCGCTTCGACTCCGAGATGCACCGCATCGCCGAGGCCCTCAACATGAAGGTCGAGGAGCTCGAGGCGAAGGTTCAGGTGAGCCGCGAGGACAAGGCATCGAAGGAGCGCCTCTTCGCCGGCGAGGCCGCGATGACCATGCGCCGCGACGCGCAGGCCGACGTCCACGCCGAGAAGGACCGCGAGGTCAAGAAGGGCGAGGTCGCCAGCAAGTCCGCGGCCGGCGGCAAGGACAAGCTGCCCGCGACCGGCGGAGGCTACGTCTGATGCGCTGTTCATACTGCGGATCGGGCGCGCACGACGTTCGCACATGCCCGAAGACATGGGGCGGCAGTTCCGCGCGGGCAAACCTTCGGTGTAGCTACTGCGGCGGACGAGACCATGACGCGCAGGCTTGCACGAAGAGGCACACAGGCCCGGCCGATTGGGCGAAGGGCATCCGTATCTACGATAGGTGGCCGTGATGATCGACACGACGTCGCCCACCTGGGCCGAGGTCAAGCGCCTCGCCGAGGAGCGGCTCGCCCGGGCGCAGGACAAGATCCTCCGCGTCAACGTCGACGAGCGCGACAGTGATTTCGAGCGCGGTGCCGCCGCGTTCGCGAAAGAGATCCTCGACCGGGCCGCGCCGCGGCCTGCCGAGGTATCGACCGGCCCCCGCATCCGGGACTCCCTCGGATACTGAGCCGGCTGACTGCCCCCGGCCGCCCCTAGCGGGCCGCCACCAAGCTCAAGAGGACGAAGATGACGACCAAGCCCGGTGAGTCCGAGGCCGCAGAACCCGTGTCTGCCGCCGAGGTAGAAGCCGATGCCGCATGGGACGAGGCCGATAACGCCGAAGGCGTCACCGCGATCGCGGACGACGACGAGCCCCAGACCGGCGACGAGGACGGCTTCACGTCCGACGAGACCGACGAGACCCAGACCGAGGCCGAGCCCGCCGCCGCACCCGTGGCCGCACCCGCCCGGCCCGACATATGGGCCAACGCCAGCCCCGAGATGATCGCCGAGCGCGACCGTCTCCTCGCCGAGACCGAGTCTGCCAAGCAGCGTGCGCGCAGCGAAGCCGGCCGGATCGCCGCCTACCAGCGCCGCTACGAGGAAGCCCAGGCCGCCCTCAAAGCCGCCAAGCCCGAGGTGCCCGAAGAGGACGCCGAGGCCCTGCGCGCTGCGCAGGAGGAGTACCCCGAGGTCGTCAAGCCGCTCCTCAGCCGGATCGACCGGCAGCAGGCGCAGCTCGACGCGATCACGCAGAGCAACCGGAGCCGCGAGGATCTCGCCGCTGCCGAGCGCGAAGCCCACGAGGCCGCCGAGACCGAGAAGCTCGAAGCCCTGATGCCCGGCTACGTCGACCTGTTCACGGTCGAGGATGCGCAGGGCAACCGGGTCGAAAGCCCCGAGTACCTCGCCTGGTATCGGACGCAGAAGCCCGAGATCCGCGCCAAGATCGAACGCAACGCCGCGGGCATCGTCGATGCCGCCGCCGCCGCCGAGGCGCTCACCGCCTACAAGTCTTTCCGCGACCGCTTCGAGGCGGCCGCGAACCCCACCCAGCCCCTCGCAGCGAGCAATCGCCGCCAGCGCCAGCTCCAAGCATCCACTGCCGTTACCGGCAGGCCGCAGACAGGACACGTCCCCGGAATCCCGAAGGACGATCCCGACGCCGCCTGGGACGGATACGACAGGCTGGAAGCACAGCAGGCCCGCGCCGCCCGCTAACGCTCTCGCAGGGGCTCCCCGTCATTCCCTGAGAGGAACCCCCAATGCCCATCGTTCGCTACGCCGACACCGGCATCTCGCCGCGCACGACCGTCTACGCGGTCAGGCAGATGCTCAAGCACGCCCAGCCCGTCATGGTGCTGGAAAAGCTCGGCCTCAACTCGCCGATCCCGCAGAACGCCTCCCTGACCGTGAAGTGGCGCCGTCCGCGCACCTTCACCGCGCAGACGGTGCCCCTCGTCGAGGGCGTCACCCCGAAGGCGCGAACCTTCCGGTACGACGACGTGACCGCCACGCTCAAGCAGTACGGCGAGATCATCGAGACGACCGACGTCATCGAGGACACTCACGAGGATCCGGTCCTCAACGACATCACCGTCCAGGCTGGTGAGAATATCGGGCGCACCAAGGAGGCGCTCCTCTACGCGGTCCTAAAGGCCGGCACCAACC